TCGTATAATAACATAAAAAAGGTAAATAAGATGAAAACGAAAGTTAGTACAGGTTACACAGTGAAAGCGTTTGTAAAGAATGTGGATAGACTGAAAGAGCAAGGATTGTTGAATGCAGAGAATAGTGTTGTATTAGATGATATTGTAAAGGATGTGAAAGAAGAATGGTTAATAAGAGAATTTAAGTAATATGAAGAAAGAATTAGTAGTAATAGCATTAGGAGTAGCGATTGGAATATGTTTTATAATAGAGTTTTTAGTAAAAGTTTGGTAAGATGAATAGTTTTGATAAGTTTAAGATGAAGAATAACCAGCTAGATATGTTTGAAGAAGAATTTAGTATTGGAAATGTTAGCGAAGATATGGATATGAAATGTTGGAGTGTAGAATGGTTAGAGAAATGGGGTGTTGAAATGGACGAAGTAATTTATGATCTAATTAAGAAAGCAGATAAGTTATGAGAATAAAATGGTTTTGGATTGGTAGTATAGTGGTAATGATTGGTGGTTGTGAAAGTACGATAGTAGTGATAAAAGGTAATAAGAATGTAATAAGTACGAAAGAAAAGGTAGAGATAGACTCTACTAAGTTTAATTTAAATAAATAATAAGTATGAATGAAAACAAAGAGTACATTGATAGTCAGATTGACTTAGAGATGGAAAAAGAAGTGACGCCGATAAGTCGTCATGAAGTTGAAGAAAGCCCGTTTACAGTTGTCGGAAATGATGAAGGTGGATGGGTTGGTACTATGGGTAAGTATCGAATTACTGAACAGTATGATTCGAAAGAGGATTGTATGATAGAAGTAGGTAAGATTACTTGGAATAGAATAGTGCAAGTGTTAATATTAATTAATCAGATTAAAGAAGTAGAAGATGAGCAATAGTGTAAAGTTAGGTGGAGAACGCCTAGGAAGTGGAAAAAAGAATAAGTATATAACTAAGACGTTTAATAGAAGTACGCATAATTTAAGTTATATATGGAGAAGTAGTATGAGTGCAGGAACATTGGTTCCGTTTATGACAGAAGTTGGGTTACCGGGAGATACGTTTGATATAGATTTGAATGTAGATGTAAAGACGTTGCCGACGATTGGACCATTATTTGGAAGTTATAAAGTGCAATTAGATGTGTTTGAAGTGCCGGTAAGATTGTATAATGGAGATTTGCATATGAATATGTTGAATTTGGGGCGTGATATAAGTAAAGTGAAGTTACCTCAGATAGAGTTAACACATCAGTATAAGCCTACAGATGTATATAATGATAATAGCCAGATAAACCCAAGTTGTATATTTAGTTATTTAGGAATTAGAGGTTTAGGAAGAACATTAGATGGAAGTACAGGAGAGATTAAGCGACAGTTTAATGCAGTGCCGTATTTAGGATATTGGGATATATTTAAGAATTATTATGCTAATAAGCAGGAAGATAATGCGTATGTAATTCATACGACGAATAAAGCTACGACAATAACAGTTACTAAGGCTGATAGATTGATGAATAATTTAGCAACAGATACTCCTAGAACGATACTAGGAAATTTAGTGACAGAGTTTAAAATATTGTATGATAATGAAGATAGGATTGGTGATATAGACCCACATTTAGCAAAGATTAATTATAAGAGTGGAAATGATGTAGCTGCAGATGTATTGTTGATTAATTTGTTTGAAGATTTTACATATTATACAGATGATAATAATATGAGAGTGTTAAGTTATTTTAATTTTAAAGGTTTAGACCAGGCAGATTTAGGAGAACAGACTGTATGGGATGGAACTACAAGTTTAAATTATAGTAATACAATAACAAAAAGTCAAGATGTTACAGAGTTAGTAAGTTTTCCGTTAGAGAATATAGACCAGAATAAGTTGAATATTTTAGGAAGTGCAGGAAGTGCAGGAGCAGTTGTGTATAATGGAGCAAGTTTAAGACCATATGGTTTACCATTAAGAAATGAGAATGGACAGAATTGTTTGACAGGAACACAAGAAGGTTTAGCAGTTAAGACATACCAGAGTGATAAGTTTAATAATTGGATTAATACAGATTGGATTGATGGTACAGGTGGAGTTAGCGAAGTGACTGCAGTAGATACTACCAAGGGTAGTTTTACAATCGATGCGTTAAGTTTAGCGAATAAGGTATATAAGATGTTGAATAGAATTAATATGAGTGGTGGTTCTTATAATGATTGGATTAATGCAGTGTATAGTCATGATGCAACAAGAAGACAAGAGACGCCGATATATCATGGAAGTTTGATTAAAGAGTTGGCATTTGAAGAAGTTGTAAGTACAGCAGATAGTGAGACAAGTAGTGTTGAGCAGCCGTTAGGAACGTTAGCTGGAAAAGGAAAGTTAACAGGAAAACATAAAGGTGGTAAGATGGTAGTTAAGTGTCATGAACCATGTTATGTAATTGGAATAGCGAGTTTAACGCCAAGAATTGATTATAGTCAAGGGAATAAGTGGGATATGAATTTAGAAACATTAGATGATTTACATAAGCCTGATTTAGACCAAATTGGATTTCAAGATTTGATTACAGATGAGATGGCGTGGTTTGATACGTATATTGATACTACGAATGCAATGAAGAAAGATTACGGTAGTGTTGGTAAAGTACCAGCGTGGTTGAATTATATGACAAATGTAAACAGAACGTTTGGGAATTTTGCGGATTCAAATAAGGAGATGTTTATGACATTGAATAGAAAGTATGAAGCATATGATAGTTTAAATGGAGGAATAGCAGATTTGACGACATATATAGACCCAGCAAAGTATAATCATATATTTGCGGATACGAATTTAGATAGTCAGAATTTTTGGACACAGATAAGTGTAAATAACACGGCTAGAAGAAAGATGAGTGCGAAAGTAATACCTAACCTATAAAAAAAAAAGATAATGGCATACAGAAAGCCTGAATGGGCAAAAAACAGTGGTTTGGAAAGCGTGGAGAGATACGTTGGAGAAACAATAGAGCAAAAAGTAGATAGAGTTGTGAATAATGGAGAACCGATTGAAGATGGTGCGCCGAGAATATATACCGAGAGAAAAGATGGTGTAGGAGCGCAGTATGATATCCGTACGGATAGATGGGAAGTAGCAGTTGATGCTATGGACGCAGTTGCAGGAAGTTATAAAGCGAAAAGAGAACAGAAAGGAATTAGCAAAGAGGACATTGTGAAAGATGAGCCAAAGGCTGATGAGAATCTTGGGAAAGCGAGTGGTGATAGTGAATAGAGCTATGCGGATGCAATAGTTTTGTGAAAATTTAAGAGGGGATTGAAAGACTATCCCCTTTTATTTAAATGATGAATAACACACAAAACGTATTATTATCAAGTAGGTATAGAAAAGAGCTTTTAAAAAAAGCGCGAAAATAAGTAATTATGAATAATAAGAAACAAAGTAAAGGTATGAGTGCATTAGGAATTGGATTGGGTGCAGCAAGTTCAGCATTAGGAATGATTGGACAAGATGCAAGAGCAAAGAAGCAGCATGAGAGACAGAAAGAATTGATGGATTTGCAGAATAAGCAACAAGAGAAGTTTAATAAACAAGGTGCTCAGTTGCAGTATGATATGTGGAAGAAGACAAGTTATCCGGGACAAATGGAGATGATGAAAGAAGCAGGATTGAATCCAGCATTGATGTATGGAATGAGTGGTGGCGGTGGAGTTACCGCAGGAAGTCAAGGTGGTGGAAGTGCTGCAGGTGGTAATAGTCATGCGCCTATGGATATTGGAGCATTAGCAAGTGTAGGATTGATGAAAGCACAAGCTGATAAGTTGAAAGCAGAAACTGATAATATTACAGGGAAGACAGGATTGCAAGAAACTGAAAAGAGTAAGTTGAATGCAGAAACTGTGAAGTTAACAGAAGATGCGATTAGATTGGATATGGAAAATGATGTGAAATTCCAGACATTAAGCGATGAAGTTAAAAAGATTAAAATGGAAGCATTAGGTGCAGAATTAGATAATCAGTTGAAAGGAGTGAGTAAGACGTTGACGGAAGAACAAACAAGAGCGTTGAGTCATAAGATTTGGCAAGAGTGGGTTAAGACGGGAAGTTTTGCTACAGGAGCGTTAGGTGGAATTATTGGAAATGCATTGAAAGGATTATTTAAGAATCAATAGGTATGTGTTTATATCCAGTTAAAGTTAGAAACAAGAAATACAGTGCAAATAAGAAAAACGGTGGGGTAATTCCCACCGCTTTGCATGGTAAGATGTATACAATTGGAGCGAGTTGTGGTAATTGTATAGAATGTAGAAAAATGAAAGGTAGAGAATGGCGAATTAGAATTGGCGAAGAGATTAGAGATAGAAAGGATGGTAAAATGGTGACATTGACGTTTAATGATGAGTGGTTGAATGAATTAAGATTGAAAGTGAATGAAAAAAGAGTACAGAAATTGAGTGGCTGGGATTTAGATAATCAAGTATGTGTATATGCAGTTAGACAGTTTAGTAATAGATATATATTTGAAAGAAAAAGACAAAAAAAGAATCATAAAAGTTTAAGAAGATGGTTGGTAACGGAATTGGGAAGTAAAAATGATAGAATCCATATGCATGGAATTGTGTTTACAGATATGAGTGATGATGATTTACAAATTGTTTGGAAATATGGACATATACATATACCGAAAAACGGTTTTGTGAGTGATGCTACAGTAAATTACATAAGTAAGTATTTTACGAAAGTAGATTTTGAGCATAAAGGCTATAAACCAAGAATGATGAGAAGTCCGGGAATGGGATTAGGGTATGTAGAAAGAAATAAAAGAAGACATGCGTTTAGGGGAGAAGATACAGTGCAGACGTATAGAACAAGGCAAGGTGTGAAGTTACCGTTGCCAATGTATTATAGGGAAAAGTTATGGAGTGATGAAGAAAGAGAAGAATTGTGGTATCATAAGATATTAGAAGATAAGCAGTATGTGGCAGGATATGAATTGAGTGAGAGTCAAGAGAATTTTGAAACTGAATATAGTGGAGCGTTAGAAAGTGGTAGAAGAAGAAGTGAGCGATTAGGTTATGGAAAAAGAGATAAGAATTGGGATATGAAAAGATTTGATAGAGAGGGAAGAATGATGCGTGAGAAATGGAAGGAGGCTAAGAATGAAAAATAAGATAAAGATGATACTAATAAGTTTGATAAAGATATGGTTAATAGTTACGATGTTAGTGAGTGTGAATGAATTGGTTGATAAGATGATACATAAGAAGAAGAAGAATAGAATCATGAGAAAGGAGTAGTGCGGAAGCTCCGCAGGGTCTTGACAGACGGTCGTGGCTATCGAGCCACACCGACGCATTTGTAACGGGTCGGTTTTTTGTTTGTGCAAAAACCTACCTCTTAACTCGGTAGGTAAAAAAGAAATGTATATATTTGAGAAATAAAGTTGTGAGATGATGGGAAAAGTGATATATTTGTATAATAACATAAAAAAGGTAAATAAGATGAAAACGAAAGTTAGTACAGGTTACACAGTGAAAGCGTTTGTAAAGAATGTGGATAGACTGAAAGAGCAAGGATTGTTGAATGCAGAGAATAGTGT